CGGAGAAAATAAAAATAGAGTATGGGTACATGCTCATTTCGGTACGAATAGTATTGAAGAAATATTTTCTAAACTACGTTTTATGATTATAGGGTGTGGTTGCAAATGGGTAGTGGTAGATCACTTGCACATGTTAGTATCTGCCGTGCATGAAGGCGATGAAAGGAGAGCCATAGATGATATTATGACTAGACTCAGGAGTATAGTTGAAGAGACAGGAGTAGGACTTATCCTGGTTTCTCATCTAAGAAGAGTATCCTCTGACAAAGGACATGAGAATGGAATCGAAGTATCCCTTAGTCATTTAAGAGGAAGTCAATCTATTGCACAGTTGAGTGATTGTGTTATCGCATTGGAAAGAAATCAACAAGCCGATGACGAAGAAGAATCTAACACTACTCATTTACGTGTACTTAAATCAAGATACACAGGAGATGTAGGTATTGCTTCTGCTTTACTTTATGACCACGACACAGGAAGGTTGAATGAAATACCTTCTGAAGATTATGAATTTGTAGATAGTAACGATGAATTTAGTATTTGATATAGAGACTGACGATCTTAAAGCTACTAAGATACATTGTATCGTGGCTCAAGATTTAGACACTAAGGAGATTTTTAAATTCCCTCCTAATAAATTAGAAGAAGGGTATGCTTTTTTAGAATCTGCCAACAAGCTTGTAGGCCACAACATTGTAGGCTTTGACATACCAATGGTTGAAAAGTTTGGAGGTGTTAAGTTAGGAGGTAAAACTGTCGTAGATACTTTAGTATTGTCTAGGTTGTTTAATCCCATTAGAGAAGGAGGACATAGTTTAGAAGTGTGGGGATCGAAGTTAGGATTACCTAAGATAGAGTTTGATGACTACCAAAACTATAGTCTTGATATGTTAAACTACTGTGTTAGAGATGTTCAATTAAATACATTAGTCTTTGAACGATTAAAGAAAGAGAGTAAAGGATTTTCTAAAGATAGCGTTGATTTAGAACATGAGACTGCCCGTATTTTAAAACAACAAGAGGTTAATGGCTTCTTGTTTAATGATAAAGAAGCTGAGTTATTGTTGGCTGATTTAAGAGAGAAGATGGGCAACATCGAAAAGCAAGTACATGAAGTATTTAAACCTAAGATGATAGACCTTAAAGAAGTTAACCCTAAATTAAAACAAGACGGAACATTATCTAAACAAGGATTAACAGATGAGGAGTATGAGGAGAGAGTCGCAACTAAAGACACTACTCCTTTCATGCGTAGAAAACTTCAAGAGTTTAACTTAGGATCACGAAAACAAATAGGTGAATACCTAGTTGAATTTGGGTGGAAGCCAAAGAAGTTTACTCCTATTGGTCAGCCTATGGTTGATGAAAGAACTCTAGCTAATATAAAGGAGATACCTGAAGCTAGACTAATAGCTAAGTATTTATTATTACAAAAGAGAATAGCACAGATAGACTCCTGGTTTGACTCTCAAGAAGAGGACGATAGAGTACACGGCTTTGTAATACCTAATGGTACAATAACAGGACGCATGGCACATAGGAATCCTAACATGGCACAAGTACCTAGCTTAAAGAGTCCGTTTGGTAAAGAGTGCCGTTCATGTTGGATAGTGCCTGAAGGTTACAAATTAGTAGGCATTGATGCTTCAGGTTTAGAATTAAGAATGCTTGCACATTATATGAAAGATGAGGAGTTTACAAATGAAATCATTCACGGAGACATACACACCTTTAATCAAAAACTTGCAGGACTTGAATCAAGAGATCAGGCAAAGACATTCATCTATGCCCTTATCTACGGAGCGGGAGATGCAAAACTTGGAAGCGTGGTTGGAGGAAGTAAGAGAGATGGTCAACGACTTAGACAACATTTCTTTGATAATAGGCCAACATTTAAGGCTCTTGGAGATAAAGTTAGACGAGCAGCCCAGAAAAAATATATAAAAGGTTTAGATGGTAGGAAGATATTTGTAAGACATCCACATGCTTCTTTAAATACTTTACTACAAGGTGGTGGTGCTATAGTTATGAAGAGAGCTTTAGCAATGTTAGACTCTTTAATAACATTACAAACTCTAGACGCTAGATTTGTAGCTAACATTCACGATGAATGGCAGATGGAAGTTAAAGAAGAATTAGTAGATTTCGTAGGTAATCTTGCAGTTGATTGTATAAAGACTGCGGGAAATTATTATAACCTTCTCTGTCCAATGGACGGGGAATACAAAGTAGGAGATAATTGGAGTGAAACACATTGAAACTGTTAAAATAAAAGACCTCGTAATATGGAAGCATGATAACAAGAGTGGTTATAATAAAGTTTGGCCACGGAAAGATACAGTTATGTTTAGATTACCTAAAGGTAGAACACCTTTGGTTGTTGTAGATATAATATGTAATGATGAACGGAAAGGCCCATTAGAAGTAATGGTTCGTGCACAGTATTTATCTTCATACACTAAAGTAACATTTAGTGGAGAAGATGAGGTAGTTCCTTTGAAACTTATTAAACTATCTGATCCTGAAGATAAACATTTTGGTTGGTATTTTAGGGATGAGGTTGACTCAGATAACTTTTGGGAAACAATATTTGATGCTTATGATGGTGGAGGTGATAGTCATAGATTGATAAATGGTAAGCCTTGTGTTTATTGGACAGAAGGTATGTGGATTTCAAAAGATGGTATGGAATTAGATGAAGGAAGATAATATGAAACGCATTGAAGGTAATAGAGTAGGAGATATGGCAGAACATTATGCTACAACTTGGTTATGGGATAATGGCTATGAAGTGTTTAGAAACTGTGGATGTACAGGAGGTGTTGATCTCATTGCTATATCTAAGACAGGAGAACTAAAACTAATTGATGTTAAGTCTTATCGAAGTAAGAAAGGTAGGTCTTATGTTGACTATAAACCTACAGGTAAAAGAACTAAACACCAAAAGAAATTAGGAGTACAGTATTTATATTATGATGCTGAAACTCGTAAATTAAAATTTGTTAATCATAGAGACTAATGAGTAAGAAAAATCTAGACACGTTAGTAGACGACATCTACAAAAAGCTTTCTGTCTTAGGAGAAGGTAAGCCTTTAGCCGTGTCTGATGAAGACATAGATGAATTAGGAGAGTCTATTAAGACTGCATTAAAGAGTTGGGCACATCCTGAACCCAGGAATAGCACACCTACTTTAAGAATGTCAAACATTGGTAGACCTGAAAGGCAACTATGGTATGATTTAAAATTAGAAGATGGTGATACTCCTATAGCTCCACATACTTTTATTAAGTTCTTATATGGACATCTATTAGAAGAAGTGGTGTTGTTCTTAGTTAGATTAGCAGGACATGAGGTAGGAGATGAACAGAAGAGTGTGTCTGTTAGTGGTGTTAAAGGACACATGGACTGCACTATTAATGGGGAAGTTGTAGATGTTAAGACTGCTTCAGGCTTTGCGTTTAAGAAGTTTAAAGACGGAACTCTTGGTGAGCAAGATACGTTTGGTTATATGTCTCAGCTTGCAGGGTATGAGGAGGCTATGGGTACAAATGGTGGTGGGTTTCTAGCACTTAATAAAGAAAGTGGAGAACTTGCATTATTTAGGCCAGAAGAACTTGACAAGCCTAATATAAAGACTAAAATAAGTAGAGTAAAGAAATCTTTAAAGTCTTCAAAGCCTCCTCAAAAATGCTATGATCCTGTGCCCGATGGATTATCAGGAAACATGAAGCTACCTCGTGAATGTTTTTACTGTAAGCATAAATACGAATGTCATAAAGATACAAACAAAGGTAAAGGTCTACGTATATTCCAATACGCTAAAGGCTTGGCCTATTTTACAACTGTGGTTAAAGAACCCAAAGTACAGGAACTAACTAATGAATGGACAAAAGGCAAAAAGAATAAGAAGACACGCAAAAGAGTTAATGCTTAATTGGATAAAGAGTGTAGTAGATGAAGATGAAGCAAAGAAAGTTACGCTTAAAAACCTAGCTCAGTATGTACCTAATCAAACTCACATCTATGCTAATCAACAGCTTAGAGTTTCTGCATATACTTTACGTTGGT